TCTGAAAATCCAAAGCTGTATCTCTCACGTGCTTTGTATCTCATGTTTCCTGTATCGAAATCGCCTTCCATACCAGTGGTAAGGGCAGCTCTTACGAATTGTTTAAATCCATTTGGAGCGTCAGTTTTTATGAAATATGCATCAGTATCTGTTAGATAGTGGTTAATTGTATAACCATCTGGTAGCATACCCATGTTTCTCATAGCGTTGATATCATTATCTGATGTACCGACTCTGAGGGTAGAATTTAATATTCTATCCGCTACAAATTGAATGTTTACTGGGATAATTAATTTTCTTCCCTGCATTGCAATTTTTAGTCCTCTTTCATCGATAAAGCCAGCAATGTCAATCAACATCTGCTCTAATGAGGTTTCGTTCAAGTCTGCATTTGTAGCAAGTTGGTTAGAAAAAGTTCCACCTAATGCTGTTGGATGCGCTGTGTTTACTAGTGAAACACCATCACCGCCAGCAGTTGAGAAAGCATTATTTAAAATGTTTGCTCCTTTTACTTGCTTTGAATACGCCATTGAACGTGCTAATGATCTTGTGTAACGAGCAGATAAAGTGTCGTAAAGATTGTCTTCAACGGCTTCCTCAGTCAAACTAAATGCTAATGCAATAGTTTCATGAGTGTATCTAGCTGTAAAAGATTCTTGCGCAGTATCAAACTGTATTGCTGAACCTTCTTGTTTTACAGCAGCTTCACCGAATCCAACTAACATTACTTCTTCTTCAAAAGCTCTGTCACTTGTTTCTTGATCAAAAATTTCTGCATGCTCGTTCTCATAACGAGAATACTCCATACCGAACAAGGCGTTTAGGCCTGGTTCTAACTCTTTCGCCAGTTGGGCTCTATTAATAGCCATAGTAATCTCCTATCCGCCTTTTACGAGCTACCAGTTGTACCAGTGCCACCGTTCAGTTCATGGTTGTTAATCTTTACAACAAATATTGAGTTGTTCGCAGTTGCGTCATTACTCGGTATGTCATAAAAATCAATCAACTTCACTTGCAGTGCAGCCGTAGTATTTTTGGAACTCGAATCAATTTCAACGCCTGATATACCCGTAGTGGTGCTACCAGCCCCGAAAACTAGATTACAGTTTTCATTTAAATTTGCAGCTACTAGATTTGTTGCGTCTGAGTCTTGCTGACAGATAAATAGTTGATGAGGATCATCAGCTACAAATGCTATCGCATCAGATGCAACTGTTCCATTAGGGAACGTGTTATTAAATCTAGGCTTTGATGTACCTGGGTCTGTATAAAAACATCCCATAAATACTCCTCTTATAGCGTCGCCTGCTGTTGCTATAACAATGTTTCCATCATTACCTTGTTTAACTGGATCGCCAGTAAAAAGTCCGCTTGCGCCACTTGCAATAGAGTATTTAGTAGTACCAGTAGTTCCGCCTGGAGCAGAACCAACTTTAGCTATTGGTCTTAAACCAAATGCCTGGTCTATGTTAGCCATAGTAGTCTCCTAAATTATTTCAGAGACATTGATCTTACTTATTAAGACTTCTTGCCCCCAAAAGTTACTCTGCTTTGCCTCTCCTGGTGGATTGGCATGCTTGGGTGCTCTTCTTTGTGTAGATCGTTTTCAACCGCTACTGTCTTGTCGTTTGTAAGATTACGAAAATATTCATCCCGATCCTCTTTTACTTCTACAGGACAACGCATTAAAATTAATCCGCCTACTCCTATAACGCCTTTGTACTTACCGTCGTTTACAGATGGAAGGTCCATTCTATCAGGATATTCATCTGCTCTCACAAATTCATAACCGCTTCGTAGTCTACCAATGATATTTTTTTCATCGGCCATCCCTCTGTACTCAGCTCGCACCCACCTATGATTAAAACCATCAGGCGGCTCTGGCGCTTCTAAGTTTGAAGGGGGTACCCATCCCCTTTTTCTAGCAGTCTTCTCACGAGTTTCTGCCTTGCGTGAGGGTAGTTTATCTATTCCTTTAGTAGTCATTTACGCCTCCTTCACGTGTTTTGCGTAGTCTTCAAGTGACACACCTAGCTTTTTAGCTATAGCAACTTGTGAAGGTGTGAGTCTCACAGTGCGGCGCCCAGATTTAACCGATCTATTTGCAGAAGCAACAGCCTGAGCGGGTCTGTCCTTCTTGTTGGTATCCTCAAACTTATGAGGAAACTCATCTCGTATACGTTTATCTAATTCTTTATAATACTCATCTGACTTCCCGTCAAATCCTTCTTCTTGTAAAAGTTTTTTATGAATAGATAGTGCAGTATACGTCATTGCTTCGTTTGCACCAAACCAAGAATTTTTTTCTGCCCAAGCCTCTGCTTTTGGATCAGGTTTAGCGTTTTGTATTGGTTGTTGTGGTGTTTTAGGTGCATCTTTTTGCTCTTTCAAAGCTCTTTCTCTTTGTGCTTTTGAAGCGTTAGCTCTCTCCTCCTCTATAGCAAGTCTAGCTATGGCTTGTTGAGCCTCCACTTGTTTTTTGGCATTACCTGAATTTATTGCATCCTGTAAAACACCCTGAGCCTTTTCCATTTCAGATGTTACTCGTTTAGAATATTCATCTAGATAACCATCATCAACATCTTTTACTTTTGATTTTAGGTCCGCATTTTCTTTATTAACAGCTTCAGCAAATCTAATTGCCTCTTTTTCTCTGCGTTCAGCCTCTCTAATTTTAAAAGTAAGCTTATCTATTCTTTTTTGTACATTAGCACCATACTCATCTACTTCTTTTTTGTTTTCAAAATTTTCCTCTTCAACTTTTGTTTCTTCGTTTTGTTCCTCAACTTTAACATCATCTTTTTTGTCTTCCTTTAATTCTACATCAACAGGATCACCCGATGTGTCTAGAGGAACTAATTTGTCTTGTTCAGACGCTACTTGTGGTTGCATACTCTTCTCCATGTTATAGTAAGTTCCTTGGTAAAATATCACGAGGATCATCAACAGTTGCTATGATCTCGTCTTCATTTACAATTCTAAGTTCTCCGTCTTCAATCTTAATTCTTGAACCAGCATAAGATGTTATTAGAACCCAATCACCTTCTTTGCACCAGGGACCATTAGGATATCTGTTTTTATCTTTGTAAGCATCTGATCCACATTTTAATACTTTGCAAATATTAGTAGTCATCTGTGACTCTGCTATAGTGTCATCAGTTAAATACAAACCACTTTTTGTTTTGCTATTTAATTTTAATGGGAATAATACTAATCTCCAACCTGTTGGGGTTGGTATTTTTTCAAGTTCTTTTTTTTCTTTCTCTGCTTGCTTACTATCCCAAATATGTTTTGGCACGATAAGTTTAGGTTTAGTCATCTTCTAGCTCCGTTTTCTTTAGCAGGTCCGTGAGTTCCTGTATTTCTTGTTTAAGTGCTGCGTTTTTACCAGTCAAATATTTATAATCTGACCAGTCTTTACACAACCCGCTAGTTATAGACTCTTCTACTTGTTTTTGTCTAGCAATTAATTGTTTTTTATATTCTGTAAAAAAATTTTCTAACCGCATGATTTCATAAGATCTGCTAATTTTTTACAACGATTAGGTGTCTGTTTATTCCATTTGGAGTCAAGCATCTCATAACTTGCGCCGATAAAATTGGCTTCCTGTAATGCTTTTATCATGTTGCGGAATTTAGACACACCATTCATACCCAGCTGAAAACACATCTCCGTAAGCACATGCTCGGCTGTTTCTGGTAAATCTTTTATATTATTTTGTTCACACAATTGTTTCATTTGTGCAATAGCTTTTCTTAAATCTTTATCAAATACTGCCTGTAGATCCTCCTCAGTATACTCTATTCCTGGTTTAAAAGGATCACCTGGAACAACTTTATGTCCCCAGCCTATAGTATCGAACCCTTCTGTATCTTGATAAATACGATTTTTAAACCCTTCACTTAATTTCACTGAATTAGATAATTCTTCGTAACTCATTTACCCTTTATAACTTTCTGTAGAGTCCTTGCTTGTTTTGCGTGTGTCCTAGACGCTTTCTTTAAACCCTTTATAACTTTTTTTACTTTTTTAGTTTTGTTCTTTTTCATTTCTTTTTAAACATTCCTATTGCACTTGATCCCGCCTTGATGCCGAAGCTCGCAGAAATCGCAATGTATAACAAATTATGATAATATGACGGCAGGTCTTGCAGTGCAATAAACCCACGATGTACATGTTCTTGTAAGGGCGTGAATACTAAAACTGCTGGAAGTAGTAGGACAATTAATGCTACCTCATCTTTCCAGCTCCCTTTCATTTGGTCAACGGCACTTTGCTCCCAAGCAACTTTACCAGCAATCTGGTCCTCTTTAAGTTTCTGCGTTGCTTTTATAGTTGTAAGTTTTAATTCTTGTTTTGCTTTTTTTGTTTCTACAAAACCCTTGACGCCATCAGCGACGACGCCAAGTAAGGGCTTTGCTAATAATTGCCAAACCATTAATTTAGATTGCTCCTATAATTATAATTACGATTAATGCTACGATACCAGCTTTAATCCAGTCTTTCATACTCCAGTCTGACCA